CTACAGTAGCATACTTAGTTTCTAAGTCATCAATCTCTACTTGCTCAGAATATGATAACGGCCTAATTTTAGCATTATAACCAGACTTTGGTAGTCTAACTTCAAAATATCCATTAGGGTCAGGTTTAACCGAATTGTTTGTTAAATTTAACTCATCTAACATAATTGAAACTTCAAAGTTTTCATTCGTGTTAGGATCTTTAAGCATTATATTATATTCAGGTCCGAAAGATGAATTTCTAAGAAAAATAAGTATAGCCTCAATATCTCCAAGTAAAAGTTCTTCAGGCTTTAAATCTGGCTCAAATAATTTATTTCTAATTAATGTCATCACCAACTCATTTTTAATTGTTGGGTCTGATGACATAAGAATATTTTCATCCGCAGCAGTTAAATAACCAACCTTAACTGATTTTTTTTTGCTTTTGTAAAAAACACCACCTGTTGGCAATTTAATCACATCATGTGGTAAATTTAAATTTAATTGGCCATAAACTTTTGAATCATCCATAAAAAAAATTCCATTATATTACTATAAGAATAGTAAAATAATGGAATTATATAAATATAACTTGAATATTAATTTAATATACTAGTATACATCTATCCATTCTTAGTGATGCTGTAATGTCAGCTAAAGCGTCAGTTGAATACCCTAAAGATCCAAAATCAACACTACTTAGGAAAGTACCTTCTAGTATCCATTTTTCAACAACAACACCTGTTGGATCTAACATTTCAAGATCAACATTCTTTTTATAACCTGCGGCATATCCCATCCTACCAGTAACTGATTCAGCATGTAGCCTAACCCACTCCATCAATGCTTGAGATGCTGAAGGTCCAATTGGATCTCTAAATTTGACAGAGATTTCATTCCAGTTGAATCTACCTGCAACATAAGTTGAAGTATTCAAAAATGGAATTTCTGTTGCATTTATTTTAATACTTGGTCTTTTTGCAGTTTCAACAAACCATTCATTTATACCTAATGACGATGGAAACCTCAAAATAAATCTATTCTGACGTTTTGGCTCATAAGGTATCGGCATTTTCATTAATAAATCAGCCATGTTCTTCTATTTTGTTTTTTTAGATTTTACTATAAATATTTATAAGAAAAAAATTTTTCTATTTACTTTTGTTTTTTTCTTCGTAAAATTACATATATATATTAACACTTAAGTATTATAATATTAATTATATATAATATATTATTTATTAAATAATTATTTCTATATATTATATTTTACTTACTAAATAAATATTTAATATTTTGTTTTTTTACCTTTTGCTGTTAAATATGATGTTACTGATGGTTCATTTTCAAATGCTTTCTTCATTACATTAACATTCCTTATATCATCGTCCGAAAACCCTATTGTTGGTAAAAAGAAATTTCTAATATTCTTTTTCAAGAATATTTTTTTGTGTATCCCTGCGGATAATTCTTTTATGTAATTTACGAATTCCTTCAACGCGATAACTTTATCTTGTTCTGGATTTGATGCGTTTTTAGGTTTGTTATATGTAACCGGGTAAAATCTGCATAAATCTAAATATTCCTTTATTAATCTATCTACACTTAATGCTTCTTCATCCATAAAGTCTCTAAATTTTTTTAAATTTTTTACCAACTCTTTCTTATTAATTCCTTTTACATTACCTTTAATTAGGTTAAACACCGCTTCTTTAATTGCTGACGGTGTATGACCTCTGGCTGTAATGATTGCAAAAACAGAACCGTTATTTATACATTCAACGAAGTCATCCCATGATGGCCCAGGTTCTGCTATCATACAGTCAATAATAAATTTTCTATCACCTTTAACTCCAAAGTTAACAAAAGGGTCATCGCTAAAATCAACAATTATGTTGTCGTCATATTCAAATTCTTCAGAACCAATTCTTGTTCTGTATGTTGCAAAATCTTCTGTTGTCATTCCAACATTTTCGCCATTGTCGTTTTTAACAATAATTTTTGTTGACATAGTTAGTATATTATCATCCCAGTCAAAAGCATAATATTTTAAATCTGGAGTGCCTTCATCATTAAAACCTTCATTTAATCTTCTTTTAATAAGCATAAATTAAATATTTAAATATAAATATCATAAAAAATGAATAATATCGACAAATTTATATGGGAACCTAAAATATACGATGGTTTTAAAGAGCACGTATATAATGAAATATTCAATAACAATATTTATGAGAAATTTTTTGAAGTTGAAGAAAATGATGTTGTTTTTGATATCGGAGCAAGCCTTGGTCCATTTACATATTCTATTTTGAATAAAAAACCAAAACACGTGTTTTGCTTTGAACCTGTTTTTGAAGAGTTTTTAACTCTAGTTAAAAACACAAAACACGGCCCAGTTACACAAATTAATAAATCTATAACTAATAATGATGGATTCTTTAAAATGGACTGGATTATAAACGATTTTGATTACACAGATATTTGTGGAATATCATTTATGGAAGCAATAAATTTATATAACATAAATAAAATAGACTTTTTAAAATGTGATTGTGAAAATTGTGAATACGATATTTTTACACTAGAAAATTTAGATTGGATAAAAAATAACGTAAAAAAAATATCGGGAGAATGGCATTTATCTTATAAAGAAAATAAAGATAAATTTAAATATTTTAGGGATAATATTTTAATAAAATTTAACCCAGAAAAATATAATATATTTTCTGTTGATGGGGTAGATATAAAATGGGACTTATGGTCTGATCACTTCATCGAATATTACAATGAAGTTATAATTTATATTGATAATAGATAAAAAAGCCCCTCAAAATTTGAGGGGCTTTTTATTTTAAATGTTTTCAAAAGATGCTCCGGTAGGAGTTATTAAAAATTCAATGTCAATGAATTCTAAAGCTTTTGTTGGTTTTATATAAATTTTACCGACTAACTGGTTTCTATCTAAATCTTCTGGAGATGAAGAAACTGTAACTCTGAAGTCATATAAACCACGATCTATTCTAATAGCGTCCAATATTGGGTTAACAGTATCTAAGAAATCTTGTCTAACTTTAGCATCGTTCTGTTCGAATAATAATCTAATAGCAACCGCAGATATTAATTTACGTGCTTGTAATAACAATCTTCTAACGTTAATTCTATCTAAAGCACTTTCTCTTATTTGTAGTGTTTTATTACCAAAAATAACAGTACCTACATCTGAAAAAGTTGCAATAGGGTTTATTCTGCCTTGATATAATGTATCTCTATCTTCTTGAGTAAGCTTACGTCTAGCTTTTATAGAATTAACCAAACCTCTAGTATAACCTGCTGACGCAAACCAAGGGAACGAGATATTATCTGTTAGAGCTAAATTTCTAGTTACTTCAGCCGTTGCCGGAATGTAGATTTGTGTATTATTTACAGTATCTCTGGTTAAAACCCAAGGATAATATGTTGCTGTATAGTTTGAGTCAATACCACTATTCTCTAAATTATCAACGGCCTCTTGAGGGTAGATCATATTTAAAGTATCCGCACGCTCAAACTCAATCATTTCAATCGCTGACTCAACTAAGTTACTATTGTTTACATAATCAATACCTGGTGTTACAAATACGTTTATGTTAACAGACTCTGGATTATTAAATGTTTTTTGACCTAATAAGTATGCATAATAATCAGTATTCGCCCAATCTTTAGTGTTATCACCTACTGTTATTATTTTGAAAAATCCGTTACCATTTGCTGTTGGGAATCTGTCTGAGACACAAGCACCTGCAAGATATCCTGATGCACCTATTCTAAACCTATCACCATTCGCTCTCGATTCAGAATATACATCCCAACCATCAAAGCCTCCAGCCACAAGCATTGTGAATTTTCTAGCATATGTACGATAGTAAGCATTCTCTTCACTGCTAGGATCGTTTCTAAAGTCCGAAACGCCCACGTAGAAGGCACTTTCTCCTGAAGTGGCATACTCATTCGAAATAGTTACGATCGTCGCTCCTGAGTCCATATGGAAGCCCCTAGACATATAGGGCCAATCTTGTAATACAGGAATGCAAGTTGTTCCTAAGTTTTGCTTACCAACGTATTCAAAGAAATCAGCATCATACCCTAAAGTATTAGAGATACCTAAGTAAACTCTCCTAGGATTTTCACCTGAACTTATATTTTTATTATCCACACCACTTGACAAATTAAACGGTGGGTTAAATATTACCTCTCCAGCTTCAAAATATTTTGTTTTAATAACTGGGAACGGAGGTAAATCAGATGCGTATTGTCTAAATTTATAACCCTCAAATCCACAAGGAAGTGCATCTATAGGTGCATCCTCATTCATTTCAACCATAACGAATTTTGACAATAGAGCATACTCACCATCATGGCTACCTATTTTTTTAGCTATAAAACTATTTGTATTAGGATCCATATTGCAATTAGTGAATTTTTCTAATACAACCGGAGAATTATCTGTGTCATAGTAATCTCTAACCAAAACATCAAATGTGCCATTATTAAATGACATATTTGCAATTGATATTTTTACTTGCATATTTGCACTATTACCATCAGATATTGTGATAAATCTAAACAACTTATATACAGTACTACCTCTTAATTCTGACACAACCCAAGGAGACATAGCTGATTGATATTGCTCTAAATAATTAGCAATGCTCGTTGTGTCATCATTTACAGCACTAGGTAATGATGTTAAAGTTTGTCTTATGCCTCTAATATAACCTTTTTTATATCCATAATTTAATAAGTTCAAGAATGATTCTTCAACAAATAAAGGTACTTCATTTTTAGGTTTAGAGAAATTTGTTGAGCCAAATACTTTGTTTAAGTATGTTGGATCTGATGATTGTAGACTAGTTTTAAATATAAATGTGTCACCGTCATCATTTGTTATATTAATAGCAAACGGTGCGTATGGATTTTTTAGTGCATCTTCGTATGACCCTGTAAAATCTAAAACAACGTTATTTAAATTACTAACTTCGTATTGTGGACCATGTTGTGTTGACGAATAAACAGTAGTACCTCTAGATCTTAATGTTGCCAATACAATATTATTGTACCCGCAGTATGTAGATCCGGTATATGTGTATAATTTACCTGATACAGTACCAGTATAGCAACCTGAAGTTGTTTGTGTTAAATTACTTATTGTTGTGTAAAAAGAAAACCCATCATATGTTTCCCCACTAGTATTTTCAAATAATGCATAATACCAAGCATCATTTATTGGATTAGTATAATCAGCATTGAAACTGTTAACGTTAGATACG